ATCAGTTGTTAACCTGGTTCCCCAACCTGGTCTTCACGGTGTTACTCCCGGACCCTACCAACCCCAAAACTTTATTTACACATTCAGCTCAGGGACAGCTGGCTGCGTAAACTCTATCTCATAAGTCACATATAAAGCTCCAACAGTAACAGGTTGGCCCCCATTATCGGGGCCCTGGTACTGTACCAGCGCATATGTGCCACAGGCCTGATTAAGACGTGCCTCATCCCCAGAATTGAGAGTCAATGGAACTCCTGGGTCAATCAACTTCCACTGATGAGCATTATGGGACAAGTCGAACTCAATCCCATGCCAGTTTCCCTGGCCTAAGTGATCCTCATTGGAAGAGATTGCCCCACCAGCATACAACGGTCCGATAGAAAATTGTGGCTGGTTGGAGATGGCAAATCCACCTGGTGCTGTGCGAAACCGAAGAGCATCTTCAGCATCATAAGCACTTGCCATGCTATAATAACCCTGAAAGGTGGTGGGTGCAAACGGCACATAAGAAACACACAACTTCTTCCACCTGTACTTACTGTAGTTCCTGGCAATGCGGCTCAACCACGGAAACTCAACAGTAGATGCAGGCGTCAAGAAGTAGGTGTTCTTCTGCAAATTACCAGTTCCATCAGCATTAATGACGGATCCAGTAAGTTGCTCAGTGTTAGACACAATAACCCCATCAGGGACATAAGACATGACAGGTGCTCGGTTGCGAGCAACCACAGGTCGATTGGAAGGATTGGCATAATTGCCAGTGGACTTAACCTTAACGGGCGTCTTGGTTTTGGTTTTCTTAGCCATATTAATGATAATACCTGTATGTGGATGTAGAATCAAAGGGCAATGGTTGCTTGTTCAAGTGGGGAACTTGAAAGGCCCGATAACGTGCCTCAAGCTCAATCTGGGCATCTGGCAACACACCATATGCTTTCCATATGCTAGCACGGGCCGTAGCTAGCTCGATAGAAAAAGGACGTTTTTGACTGGCAAATAACCGCCAAGTCCGCCCAGTACCAGACCAAGCCTGTTCAAGAACCTTGTCCACCTGCGCTCGCTTTGATGTGAATTTGAGGAAACTGCGATAATAGCTGTCAAGCACAGGCATGCCCTCGTACAGAGCCAACCCACAAATGCCAGTGGCACACATGTTGATTGCGTACTGGTTCCAATCAGTGACGGCATGAGACATCATGTCCTGCTCCAGGCACTTATGAATGTTACGCACCATCATCCAATTGTCCCCACCGCAATTAATAGGGTGGCACTGACAAAACTCAACATGTTCCAGCTCATACACCGGAGCCTCCACAGTCATCTCAAACCCAAACCCAAGGTGATGAGCCGGCAATCCGTCCAACTTACCAACATCATCCGCCTCAATGAACACTCCACAATCATCGCCATCATTAATAAACCTATATTTAACCCCCATGCTGTTTAGATAATTGTGACACAAAGCACACATGATCACAACATTTCCCAATGCTGTGTTCATGTCGCCTGATCCGCGCACACCATCAACGGTGTACTTAATGGTACCATCAGCCATGTTTGCAAACCCTACATTGTTGATTTGCCACTTCAGATACTCCGCTAGTTCCTCAGACTTAAACAGCATATTATACAAGGAATGCTCAAATTCAAGAGCCTCACTTGATACATGCTGATCAAATCTTGATGCGTCAAGTCCAACAAAGCAGGGTTTCCTAAACTGGCTCCAGTACTGTTTGATGGTGGCAGCTCGTTTCCACATGTTGTCACATTTCAAAACAACATGATGACCAAACACACGGTCAATGGCTTTATATATGCACTTCTCGGCAGGTTTAAGATACCTACCAATCAGCACATTATACATGGAGGATCTAGGTTGAATCAACCTTGGACAAGGGTCAACCTTCTTTGTTGCATTATAAAATTCTGCCTTAATAAATGTAGACCAGTACCCGTAAGACCGCTTAACCCCGTGAATGGCCAGCGTCCTCACAGCCTGTGCATACCTGACCAACTTAGCGCCTGTATAGCTCTGGACAAACTGTTCATTTGTCCAGACAGTTGCTTCGCCAGGATAAGCACGCACAAGGGCCAATAAAAATCCCCGCAGCTCGGCAAAACTACGGGTAGGTTTAGGGCAAGGGACAAACCCATCCTTGCCCTTAACAAAGTACAACCGCTCAGTTAGTGCCCGCAACATGACACTGCATGAGTTGTTGTACACAAAAATGTTTTGGGACATAAAACTGTCCACACATGCAAAGAACTTGCGTGATCGCACCACTCCGTAATTGCGGGTGATCCTGATTGAATCATGAGACAGTTTCACAACTGCCTCACAACCTTTCAGCGCAACACGGCACCACTATGTGGTATCCATCTCCAACGGGAACATTGAAGCCAACCTCCTAGCTTCAACTTCCTCTGCACTCCTAACAAAAGCCATGGTGATGATGTATGGGCACATACGTGCCCAATCACCATTTGATATGTCATCAGGTTTGTTGCGTGACAACCAGTGTGACACAATCAACCTATTTGCCTCACTGTAGCGCGGATATCCGAGTTGCATCCGACAGATGCGGCTTAAATCCCAAACTCGCTTAGTGATGCAAGCGAGCTCATCTGGTAGCAACTCAGCATCCGCTGCATGAACATGGCGCAGAAATTTCCGATACGTACAAACAGCCTTCTTAAACCGCTTGTTACGCATCTTCCACCATTGCCACCGTCCCTCAAAAGGAGACCACCATACACGCACCCAATCTGACAACGATATCCCGGTCAAATCCTCAATGCTGTCCAGACACAACCTGTACAGCCTATGAGACCCCACCAGGCCAATCAGCACTGCCAATGGAAATAGAAACACGATCCAAAACATTTTAGCACCCTTCTCCGCCTGTACGAATGGCAGATACTAATGCTAGGAATGCACACGGGGGGGAACCGTGTG